ATGGGCATCCCAAGCCCGGCCGGTGAAAGCGTCCGTTCACAGAAGACGCGAGAGGACAAGGAGGCCGTGGCGCGCAAGGATCAGGAGCTGTCCGAGTCGGAAGGCAAAGCCGAGGCAGCGTGGCAGACGGTCATAGAGTTCGGGAAGTCCGTCGGTCTCCAGCGCGATCCGAAGACTGGAGCATTGATTGTTCCGGACGGCTTCAAGGGCATGCAAGCGCCGGGGCTGCAAGAGGTGGTCCCTGGACTGCTGGGCAAAGGCAAGCCCATCGAGGCGGCCCGTCGCGTGGCGATGGATGGGCTGGTCCGCCTCCAGACGGGCGCTGCGATATCCGAGTCGGAACTAAAGTTCTACACCGATGTACTCGGTGACGAGGACGCGACACGCGCTGAGATCGCGACCAACCTGAACGCGCTCGAAGCGCTCATTCAGTCCCGCCGCAAACAGAGCCGCGTCGGCGCCCCTGGCGCCCCGAGCTCGTGGAAGTGAAATGCCCGTATTCGTAGACCCACGGTCCGGAGAGGTTTACTCCAACGTCCCCGACGAAGAGGCGGACCGCGCGCGGCGCGAGTTCGGGCTGGTCTCGCAGGAAGAGTACGACCACCAGCAGGCGGTAGAGAGCTCCGATGAGGGCTTTGGCTCGGCCGTCGCTGGTGGCTTCCAGCGCGGGCTGGGCATGATCGGAGACGCGCTCGAGGGCTTCACGCCCCCCGCGGTCGGCAGCGACGCATTCGGCGCGGGCGGCCCGGCTCCGATGGGAGCGCCAGCGGCCGCTGTCCAGAGCGGCGAAGAGACATTCCCGGGCGCCTACGACGAGCAGGCGCGGCTTCAGCGCGAGGCGCGGCCATTCGCCGCCGGGCTCGGGACGAGCCTTGCTGCGGCTCCGCTCGCCGCCATGGCGGGGGCTGGCGCGGTCGCCGCCGCACCGGGGTTCGGTGCCGTCCTCGGGACGACCGCAGGCGGAATCGTCGCGGAGGCCGGCGTAGAAGCGGTCGCTCAGGAATACGACGACGCCTGGTTCGAGCAGCGGCCGTACGAGCTGAAGAACGTCGCCGCCAACACGCTCGCTTTCTCCGGCGTTGACTTCATGTTCCGAGGCGCGCTCAAGGGCATCGGCTCCGTGTTCGCAAAGGACCCCGTCAAGCCCGCCGGCGCCATCGGTGGGCGCAACGTCGTCAGCGAGGCGCAAGGCGCGGCGCGAGAGATGGTCGACCCAGTCGGCGGCGGAAGCGTGGGCGCAGCGCGCGCGGCTGACCTCGAGGACGAATTCACGCCGGCCATCTCTCAGATGTCCGATAGCGAGGCGGCGACCCTCGCTCGGGACGCGGACGACCACATATTCCTCGTGGCTCAGGATGCGTCCGAATCGTTCACGCGCCTCAACAACGGGCTCTCCGATGACCTCGGCAACCAGCTGAAATACGAGGATATTGGGACGTACGCCCAGGAGTGGGAGGCCCCTCTGCTGGAGCGCCAAGCGAAGTGGGCAACGACCGTGTCAGAGGGCGCCGAGGACGGCATCGCGGCGATCCAGCAGAGCAAGTACTCCCTCGGCAATTTCGGCAAGCGAGCCGAGGAGACGCTCGACACGTTCACCCGGCGCATCGCCGTCGAGCCCGACGCCGGCAATCGCATGGTCGCGCTCGACGAGTTCAAGCGGCGGCTCGACCGGCTCAGCAAGAGCATCGACGCGAGCGACCTGGACGCCATCGCGAAGGAAGAGCTGAAGTCTGCCATCATCCCGACGCGGGAGGGGCTACGGAAAGGGCTCACGGACCCCAAGCTATTCGGTGGCGCAGCTGACCTACAGCGCTCGCTCAACGTCCCCTGGACGACCATGCTCGAAAGCTGGAGCAAGGTTCAGAACACGCTCACCGAGGCGACCGGTCACATCAAGTTCGATACGACCGGCGCCGGGCGCATCACGCGCGAGTCGACCGTCGACCGCATGTTCGCGATGGCCCAAAAGGACCCGCGCCGCAACCAGGAATTCGGTAAGCATCTTGGGCAGGTGTTCGACGGGCTGAACGGGCTCATCGAGGCTCGGCAGGCGCACGGCATCGCCCGCAAAGACGGTCTCGATGCGCTCGCTACCGACGTCCGCAATCTGATGGAGGATTGGAACCTCGCGACCACCATCGGTGTCGCAAAGAACCGGGTTGACGCCATGAAGCGCGACCCGCGCAAGTGGGCCACGCTGGCCGCCAACATCGGCGAGCGGTTGCCTATCGTCGGTCAGCCCATTCAGCTGGCGCGTGGGCTCAGCGCCGCTTTCACAGACCTGAACCTCCCAAAGAACAGCGCGCTCGGAAAGGTGTGGGACCGGGCCTATCGGCGCTATGCGATGAATCCCGTGTACAGCGACCCGGCCATCATTCGGAACTATCCCGACTGGATCGCCGAATCGCTCCGCTCGCGAGGTGGGCGCATTCCGCCGGGCGGCTCCGGCATGATGGGTGGCACGAGTGTGCCGTCGGCTCCCGTTGCCGCCGCCAACGATGTCATGACCGGCGTGGCCCAACCTAGCCCCGCCTACCAGCGCGCTAAGGCCATCATTGAAAAGCGCGGCGAGGCCGGCTCGGTGCAGCTCAGCGGCAGCGTGCGCGGCAAGCCCGGCTTCGCTGACCTGCCAGAGGGCGCTCAGTCGTCCCTGTCGCACGCCGCCATGGGTGCGCCGCAGACGGCGTTCACCAAGGAGGCCAAGGATGAGGTCCGTGCCGGGCTCAAGGCCAACCGCATCATCTCCGAGTCGGACCGGAAGCTCGCTCTCGACTTCGTTGACTCGATTCCCGACGAGCTCCAGTGGAATGGCAAGCTCGCGCGCAAGTACGGTCGCCTCGTTGGGCGCCGCGGCGAGGGCGGCGAATTCCGCGACGAGTTGATGCGCCACGTCGAGGGACGCCTGATACCCGACGATCCGATGATGCAGCGCCTCTACCACGACCGGAAGATGCGCGACGCATTCCTCCGCGGCGTCGACCAGGGCGCGAGCGAGCTGGAGAAGACAGGTAGGCCGCTCGACTCCAGCGCGTTCCGGTCGATCAAGGAGACGCTCGCCAAGCACGACTCTCAGAGCGGCTCCGTGAATATCGGTGTCGGCCCAAACTTCTCCCTCGCCGACGTGGCCAAGAGCCCGATGGGCGTGGTCGCTGGCGCAGGCGGCGCTGGGCTCGCCATCAATGCCGCCGTCCAGGCGCGCGCAGCCGAGCCGCCGCAGTCGCCAGAGGTGGCCTACCGTGACGCGCTCCTGGAGATCGACCGCGCCGGGCAACAGCAGGTCAAGACGCTGGCCTCGGAGGCGCTCCGAAAGAAGCCTTCGCGGGGCAAAGACCGGGACCCGCTCGTGCTGTTCGCTGGAAAGCGCAAGATCCAGGATGCCGTCGAGGAGGCTCGCGAGCGACTGGACGAGATCGCCGCCGACCCGACCACGCTGCTCCAGCAGGTCGGTGGCAGCTCCGGCGAGCTCGGTCGCACCCATCCTTCCGTGTACATGGCCGTCACCGAGAAAGCCGCACAGGTCGCGGCGTACCTCCAGGCGGTCATCCCGCAACGCACGGTCACGACACTGCTTGACCCCGTGGGAGCAGCTCCGTCATTCGACCGGGCATGGGACTTCGCTGCACGGTTCGTCGGGGCCACCCAGCCGCGCGTCGCGCTCCGGGAGATCGTCCGCGGGGCGGCGCCGCCCGAGATGCTCGAGGCAGTTCAGCAGAACTGGCCCGAGCTATGGGACGGATTCCGCGCTGAAACACTCGGCCAGATCCAGCGCATGCACATGTCCGGCCGTCACATCCCGTCCGAAAAGCTCCGCCGACTGGATTCGCTGCTCGGTCTGCGAGGGCAACTCGACCCGACGGCGGCGCCCGAGTTCACGGCTCACATGCTCGCGGCTCAGGACGCAGAGCTGGCGCGTCGGCAGGAAGGCGGGCAAGCTAGTGGCGCGGTCCCCGGTGGCGGCTCGGGCGCGGCGTCGTTCAGGACGCGGCTCGACGCGATCAACAACGAAAGGCAGATGGGATGAGCGTTGCAGCAGGAGACGGGCGCATCAATGTGCGCAGGAACGTCACGGCAGGGTCACTGCTGGGCGTGGGTGGCGCGCCCAAGAGACGGGCGAGCACGCTGCTCATCATGAACGAGTCAATCGACACGCCAGGCACGGCGGTAGTGTCTGGAGATGACGGCGTCGAATACACGGTCGATGTACCAGTGTCGTCCACGGTGGAGATGTGCGGCGACTTCGAAACGCTCGGCGCACTGACCGGCGTCTCGGTCATCGCAGGCTGGGTCGACGATGGGAGCGTGCAGCGCAATGGCTGACCAGAAGAAGCCGGCGCAACCCGCGCCAGTCGAACAGCTCATCGCTCGGTTCCAACTCGAGACCGACCGCGCTCTGGCCGCAATCCGCGAGGACATGGGCCGCGCAATCGGCGACCTGGCTCGCAAGGTGGCCACCTTGGACGACCGCTTCACCGAGATGCGGGACGCCGCGTCGCGCCAGGCCGTCGCGCTCGACTCCGGGTTGCACCACACCCGTAAGGCCGTCGAAGAGGTCAACGAGGCCATGAAGGTCGCCGCACGGAGCGCACAGGAGGCCCGCGATTCGGCGCTGGTCTACGAGAAGCTGAAGGAGTCGCAACCCGACTTCACGCGGCAGGTTCAGGCGCTCGAGGTGCGACTTGCCGCCGTCGTCGACTCGAACGCGCATCTTCAGGAACAGGTCACCAGGCTCGTTGGGCAGGTCGAAGATTTCGAGGTCGTTGCCGACTCGTTCGACGAGGTCAGCGGCGAAGTGCGAGGGCTCGACCTGCAGGTCAAGAAGCTCGACACGCTGACCAGGACGAGCAGGTCGCTCTAGGATCAGCGTTAGAACGTCCGGTATGCTACCAAGCCGCACCCTACGCTGAGTGACAGCGTAGCTGGATTCGAACCAGCGCCTCCGGACACGTCGACACAGATAGCTCAGTTACGCTTCCGCCGCAACATGCGCTTGCCGGCCCTGACCGCGGCGGCCTTTTCCAGGCGCTCCTGATACTCCGCGAACCCCGCCTCTCCCGGCTTCGGGCGCGGCGGCTTGGCGGCGACGAAGAGCTGGCTCAGCTGGTTTACGGCGCCGAGCACGGCGTCCGCCACGTCATCCACGAAGCCTTCCCGGTGACTCTGTCGATCCTCGCTCCAGGGCAGGGCGCTCCACTCGCTCAGCACGTCGGCGCAGTGCTCGGGTCGAATCTGAAGCGAGCCCGTCTTCATGAGCGCGCGCAGATACTCGATGCGCGGCTTCTTCCGCGGCTTGCCGAGCGCCTGCACGATGACGCCGCGATTCGCCATGTTCTGCACGAATCGGTCGCCTTCGCCTCCGCAGTCCGCGTAGATCTCGCCCGTGCGCCACGCCGCGCGCAGTGCGGCCAGCTCCACAGCGATCTCGTCATCGTCCAACTCGGGCACGTAGTAGGCGCGCAACAGGACAATCTCCCGGCCCCTGAGCGACTTGGCGGCCACCGCGAAGCCGTTCCCGTCGCCCCAGCCCGGGTCAACCACGACGACGATGCGCCACGGCTGGTCACGCGGTAGCTCCCATCCGGGCGGCAACATGTTGCGCTCCGCCGGAAGGTACACGAGCGAGTCTGTGTCCTTGACCCAGTCCGCCAGATACTCGCGGCGAAACTCAGCCGAGAGTTTCGACAGGATCGGTGCCCATGCCGGATCGTCGATCGGCGTGTCCTTCAGCGCGACCAGCTGCTCGACGATGGCATCAGCCGGCGTGTCATCGAGGATGTAGTTGCCCTCGTTCAGCTCTTCACGCAGGTAGCCCGCTGCATCGATATACGGATTGTCGAGCGCGGTCCACCGGTGCGACGACCAAGCGTTCACCTCTCGCCCGGTGTGGTCGCGACCAGTGCACTTCTCGTAGTAGAAGCCGCGCGGGTCGAGACCTGGCGAGCCGCACAGAATGAGCTGGCCGCCGCCGAGATGGTGAGTATCCATGAACTGCGGCGTGATGACGCTGGAGAGCAGATAGCGGAATTGCTGGTCGTGGCCCCCAAACGACCCGCACTCGTCGACCGCTGCCCGGCGCAGCCCGCCCGCGATGCCGCGAAGCTTTTCCACCTGGGCCCGGTCCTTCGCGGCCTTCAGCAGGATGCGGTAGCCGTTCGGCATCGTCGCAACCAGGTCGAGCCCGTTCATGTTCATTCCGAGCTGGTAGCGCTCATTGAACAGCGTCAGCGTCGGCCACAGGATGCTCTTGGCGTGCTCCTTCGTCAGCGCGACGAACAGCGACGAGTGCCCTGGCCACCGGTGATACTCCTCGAGCAACCACGCCGCGAGCGCATGCGAACCGCCACCGCGGCGGCCTTTTGGCCAGGTTTTCCGCGGAGATGGGTCCTCAAGTGCCGCTCTCTGCTTCGCGTGCAACCCATCCAGAATCCGCCACCACGGCGAGTCGGGGTCGTCCTCTACCAGGCTCTCCTGGATCAGGTCCTCGAGCAGGGTCGAATCGTCATCCGAGATGAGAGCGGGCAAGCCTACGTCTTTCTAGCAGTGTCCTGGTTTGACGTAGGTTCTAGCACGGGGCAGACTGTCATGACATGCCACCGCGTCTGGATCATTGGGGCGACATCGAGGACGAGACTCTCGCCGGGCAAGCGCTGACCGCTACAGCTCGGAAACGGCTGAGCGCCATCTCCAAGCGCAAACAGCGTGCATGCGAATGGCTGAGTCAGTACGAGGGTCTCGGCCTGAACCGGTTCGACGCCGGGGCATACGATGGCGCCGAGGATTACGACTTCATCGACACAGATGCCCAGGGCAACAAGAGCGAAGCGTATCGCCAGACTCACAACTACGGCGCTCGCGTCATGGATGCCATCGACGCGAAGATCTTCTCGCTCGAGCGCACCAAGACGCAATTCGTTGTGAGCGACGGCGGCTGGGCCGTGAAGGCGGCCGCTGTGAAAGCGGGCCGCTTCGTTGAGGGCCAGATGGCTGAGCCGAGCGGCATCTTCAAGGATCTCTGGGAGAGCTGGCGGCATGGCGCGCGGCTGAGCACCATCGCCACCGGCGCGAGCATGATGTGGTTCTGGAGCGACCCCACCCAGGGAAAGATCGTCACCGAGCTGGACGACTCGCTGAACACGTGGGTTGAGACAGGCGGTATGCCGTACGACGGGTACTCGTCGATCGGGCGCATTACGTATTGGGACCCGCGCAAGCTCGCGGCACGCTTCCCGAAGCATCGCGCGGATATCATGGCCGCCGCATCGGACCCGAAGCAGCTCACCCGATGGCGCGAGCTCTACTCCGAGGACGACGACGAAGAGGACAACGACGACTCGCTGCGTGTTCCGTTCATCCAGGGCTGGCGCATGCAGTGGGGCGACCCCGATAAGGGCGGCGTGCCCGGCGTCCAGATGTGTTGCATCCCGGGTCTCGTGCTCGACCGGCGCGACTACGAGAGTAGCGAACCGCCGTGTGTTCGCTTCTGCCCGATGCCGCAATTGGCTGGCGTGTGGGGCAGGACCATCTTCGAGCGATGCGTCGCGGCTGACCGTCGCTACAACGAAATCCTGAACAGCGTCGACAACGCCGAGCGGATCACGCCGAAGGGCGCGCTCGTGTTCGATCCCACATCCAGTGACGAGGAGCAACTGAAGGCCGTCAAGGATGTGATCCTGATTCCGCACACGGGACCGATGGATCGCGCGCCGCAATACACGGCGCCGCCGCCGTTTCACCCCGTCGTGCTCGACCTGCTGAAGCTCCACAAGGATGCCGTCTTTGACCTGCCGGGCATGAACGAGGCGCATGCGACCATGGCTCTCGGAAAGGGTCTGAGCGGCGTCGCGATTCGCCTGCTGAAGCAGGAGGTCTACGAGATCTTCGCTCCGCTCGAAGACGAATTCACCCGCTGCGTCGGGCCCGAGACCGCCAAGCAGATCATCCGTTGCGCCCGCGAGCTTCAGAAGGAAGGTGGATTCACTTCGCTCTGGAAAGGTGGCGGCGAAAAGGGCTGGCTTCAGGAGATTGGCGCGGACGTGTTCGACGTGCTGGAGAAGCACAAGTACCGCGTCGAGCCGCAAGCCGTGAGCGGGAGCGTCAACACGCTCGCGGACAACGTCGAGCTAGCCAAAGAGCTGGTGCAGATGGGCATCATCAGCGGCGAGGCGTACGCCAAGATTCTCCAGACGGGCTACGTCTTCGGTGCGACTGGCACACCGCTGAGCCAAGCTGAGGAGCAGTTCATCGAGCGGCAGATCGACGACTGGATGTATGCCGACCTGGAGACCGCGCGCCGCCGCTACATGGCGCCCGAGATCTGGATGGATAAGGACTACTCGCTGACCCTGAAGGTCGGGGCCGCGTATCTACAGGCTCGCCTCGAGATGATCGACGATATGGATGACCCAGAGGTCACCGCGCGTCTCGGGCTATTCAAGACGTTCCTCTCTCAGCTCACGGCCAACGCCAAAGAGCGAGAGATGATGGCCGCGCAGGCGCAGGCAGCTGCTCAGGGACAGCAGCCGATGCCTACCGCTTAACAGGAGACCCATGGCAGACGAACAGACCGCGGCGCCGCCTCAATCGAGCGCGACGCCGTCAGACTCCGATGACTCAATCATCGGCGACATCCTCAAGGGCGCACCCGAAGAATCGCGCGGCGATGCCGACGGTGGCGATGACGCTGAAGGAGAGCAGACTGAGGATCAGGCTGACGATGAGCACGAGTCGGATGATAGCACATCCGATGACGACGATGCTCCAGCCGATGAAACACCGGCGGAGGATGACGATTCTGCCCCCGACAATGAGTCAGACTCCGCCGCGCTGAAGGCGGCACGTAAAGCGGCGGACGATGGTGACCTGGACACTGCGTTCAAGCTCGCGTTCGGCAAGAAGCCCGAGGAGCTGTTTCCGAACGACAAGCGCTGGACGCAGTGGCGCGCGGCCAACAACAAGCGCGATCGTGCGTTTCAGGCTCGCGAGCAGGAGCTGAATGCGCGAGACCAGCAGGGTCAGCAGTGGGTCACGACACAGCGCCAGCAGATCTCGGGCATCATCGACCAGCTGCGCCCGTACGAGGAGATTCACCAGGCGCGTGTAGCCTTCAAACAATCGGGCGACCCTGAGTTGCTCAAGGCCATCATCGAGAAGACGGCGGAGATGCCGTACGACGAGGCGCAGAAGATCATCCTCACGAAGAGCCGCCGGAGCCCGGGCGAGCGCGCGCTGGCTCAGCAAGTCCAGACTCTGATGCAGAAGCTGGAGGAAGCTGAGCGAAAGAAGACAGAAGAGGCTCAGCAGCTCACCCAGCATCAGCAATACCAGGCCGACCTGGGACTCATCACGAGCACGCTCAGGGGCGAAGTGACGAAGGTCCCGCGCTTCGCGGAGCGAGTCTACCAGGTGCTGGTCAAGACTCGGACCCCGACTGGGCTCAGCATGAGCGTCGAAGAGGCTGGGCAGCGCGTGCTCGCGTCCGAGCGTCGAAAGCTCGCCAAGCATCCGCTCATCAAAAAGCCGGCGCCAAAGCCCGATGTCAGCGAGGCTGCGCGCAAGCTAGCATCTGCCAAGAAGGCCAAGCAGTCGCCGCCGGTGCTCCGACGTGACAGCCGCGGCAACGGCGCAGTCGACGAGAGAAACGAAAGCACAGACGACATCCTGGCCGACATGTTCAAGAACAGCAATCGCCGGAGGGCGCAATGAGCAATCTGCTGGAGCTGGTTACCCGCGACACTCCGGAGCGCGCGCCCGAGGCGCTGGAGGGGCTCCGTGACCGCAACGTGTTCGACTTCGTGCAGTGCGTCCCGTGGAAGCAGGAGCGCCGCGCGATCGCCCTGAACGGCATCCTGGCGCCAACGATGTACGAGATCACGGGCAGCGACTCGAGCCGCGATAAGCCATTCATTGGCGAAGTGCTGAGCACTGGCCCCGGGCTGGCCCCGGAGCGCATATGCGTTCTGCCGGGCGACGTGTTCCTGTGCACGCTCCACAACATCAGCTACCGGCTCACGGAGCGCGGTCGCAAAACCTACATGGTTCGCAACGGCGTCATCTACGCCAAGCTCGACAAGGGGACGATGAACTTGAAACCGCTTCAGGACCTGATTCTGGTGAAACGAAACGAGGAGCGCGCGCTCGCCCACCAGAGCGGCGGCCCTATCTGGCTCCCGACCGACGACGTGACCACCGACGACGTGCGCTCTCCAGCCATCACGGCGGCCTACGGCGAAGTGGTCTCCGTTGGCCCTGGGCGCTACCGTGACGGCAAGTGGAGCGAGCCGCCGTGCCGCGTCGGTGACCTGGTACTCTACGATGCCAGCTACTCGACGTTGCCTGTCACCATCCGCGGCGAGAATTTCACACTCGTGCCCACGCCGCAGATCGTGAAGATAGCGGACGAGGCGGCGCCCTAAAACCGCGGAGGCTTGCGCCAGTCGAACCGGGTCAACAGCATCGAGTCGCGCCAGCCGCGGTCGGTGACGATGCTGGTGAGCCGATCCTGGCGCAGGCTGAGCTTGCGCTGCTCGTCGGCGAGCGCCCCGAATTGGTCGACGACAGCGTCATCCCGGCGCGCCAGGGAGACCAGGTGTCGCTGCACGGTACGCATCGTCCGTCGCTGGCTCACGGCGTCCCATACCAGTCCGATAACCGCTACCCCTAGCGACGCCAGGGCCACTGCTTCAGGCGACATACTGAAGCGTACCACATCGGCCGCCTAAGCGCTGCTCGCTTTCGGGGCAGTGCGCGACTTGCGTGGCTTGCGTGGCGGTCGGAGTCCAGCATCGACCAGCCGTTGCCGGTCCTCCGTGATGAGCCGCCGCACGTAGTCGCTGAAGCTCTCAGCGTGATACTCGGCGAGCGCCTTGGCGCAGTCGTCCTCTTCCTCTGTCACCCGTATCTGCCAGAGGACGGTGCTCGCCTGCGTGGTGCCTGGTCTGCGGTTCATCGCCTTGCGTCATTACAATGGCAGGACGTTTGAGTCCAGCGAGCCATCCCACAGCGGCCTACTGTATTTACAGATTGTGTCGAAACTGTGTTGCACATGTGCATCATGGGCGCATAATCGTAATTACAATCACAGGGAGGGTGGTACTGTGGCGGACGATAGCCTGATCAGAGAGGCTCTCGCGGAGTCGGAGCGTCAGCGGCGGAGGCGCCGTGCGCGCCGGGTGCGCTGGACGGATTTGGACAAGGAGCTTGCGGCTCAAGCCCTGGCTGAGATCGCGGGTGAAAAGGGGTCTGATGAGTAGATGGGAATTGCCGGCCGAGCTTACATTGAGTCGCCTCGCGGAAAAGTGGCTTGAGGACATCGCCTCGGTGATCGACCCGGAAACGGCGTCGCTGTACCGGCTGCACATGAGGACGCACCTGTGCCCCCACTTTGGCGACGATCCGCATGCCGTCCGGACGGCTTCGATTGCCGAGTATGGACGGTCACGGCTGAGAACGGTTAAGCGCGCGACACTGCAAAAGGAACGGTCGACGCTGCGTGGCTTTTTGGCATGGTGCGAAGAGCAGGGGTACCTGGTCGACGCGCCCGAATTCCCGAAGCTCCCGCGCAAGGCTATCGGGACGGCGTTCGCTGTGCGCCGCCGGGGCCAAGCTACCGACATCTCCCTGGAGGAATGCGAGGCGCTCATTGCGGCGCTCCCGCGCTGGACGCGCCCGCGCACCGACCAGCCATCGTTCCCGGTCCGGGCCCGGTTCGTGGTCGCATTCGAGACCGCTCTGCGCCCGGCTACCCTCGACGCGCTCTCGGTCCCGGAGCACTACTCCCGCGGCTCGAGCACGCTGACCATCACGGACGACATCGACAAGGCTCGGTTCGGCCGAGTCCTGCCGCTGACGCCCGCGGCGCGCGCCGCGCTCGAGAGCGTCTGTCGGCCCGGGATCACCGGCCTGATCTTCGGGAGCCATGACTATCGGTGGCAGCTCAGGAAGGCCGCCAAAGCGGTTGGGCTCCCGGCGGCGAAGCTCCGTACCTTCTGCGCCTACGACCTCCGCCACGCCCGGCTGACTGAGCTCGCCGAGGGTGGGAACCTGACCGGGACGGCCTACGTGGCAGGGCACCGCCGGGTCACTACCACGGCGCTGTACGTCAAGCCGGGGCTCCGCGCCGGCGAGCGCGCGCTCGAACAGGCCGAGCGGTCGCGCGCTAGCAGCGGGTCTTTTCCAGTGGGATTGCTTAAGTCTCCGAAAGTTCAAGGATTGTGCGAAGGAGAGGACTCGAACCTCCACGGCCTTTCGGCCGCTAGCACCTCAATCCACCGGAAGGCTGCGCACAACCTAGACGCGCATGCGCTGCGCAGCGAGGCCGTAGCCATCCTCGCGGCCGCCGCCTCTGGAGAGAGCGTCGATGAAGACCGCGTCAGGGCATTGGCGCTCGGCGCCATCGCGATGACGCCCGTCGGCAGGCTCTCGCTGGCTGTCCTCGAGGGCGGCGACTTCGCTCCGCGCCGCACCATCGAGCTTGCCCGGTTGCTCGCCGAGTCCGCGCCTCGCGCGCGCCGCGAGGAGGGTCCTCGATGAGGGGGAGGATCCGGACCGTCAAGCCGGAATTGTTCAAGAGCGAGAAGCTCTGGGACCTGCAGGTGCAGACCGGGCTTCCCCTCACTCAGGCGTTCATCGGCCTGTTCTGTTACGCCGATCGGGAGGGTCGATTCGAGTGGCGCCCCCGCGCGCTGAAGAGCGACGTGCTCCCGTACTGGGATGGCGACTTTGAGGAGGTGCTCAAGGCACTTGCATCGAAGATGTACATCGTACGCTACACAGTCGCCGGTAAGGACTACGGATTTATCCGTGACTGGCGCCTGCACCAGGCCATCGGGAACAAGGAGGTTCCGAGCGAGATACCTTCTCCCTCGGACCACGCCAAGGCTTCCTTGGAAGCTTCCGAGGAAAACTTGGAAGCTCCCGAGCGGAAGGGAAGGGAAGGGAAGGGAAGGGAAGGGGAATGGGAAGGGGGTATGGGGGACTTCGCTCCGCCTTCGGCTCCGCTCGACTCCCACGATGCAACGCCGTTGCACCGTGACGAGGATGGTGATTGCCGGACCGCAGTAGGGGCTAGAATCGCCCCGGAGCCATCGGTGGCACCCAAGCCACGTCCAAAGAGCAAGCGGCCCTCCACGAGCCTGCCAGACGACTTCGTCCCGAACGACAGCGCCCGCTACCTGGCGCGTACACTGTCAGTGGATTTGGAGCTGGAGTTACCAGCGTTCGTCGATCACCACCGAGCGCGGGGTTCGACCTTCAGCGACTGGCAGGCGGCGATGCGCACCTGGATCCGGAACAGCGCCAAGTGGGCCGTGCCGAAGAGCGGGCGGCGCGCGTCGGAGCAGGACGAGCGTCTGAGCGAGCAGGCGAAGCGCGTAGCCATGCTGCGCGCGCAAGAGGCTGAGGACGAGCGGCGAGCCTCAGGAGGTGGGACGTGAAGAAGTCCGACGCAGCCGAGCTCGTGATGCTCCTGCTCGGCGCCTACCCGCACGCCAAGGTGCATTCGCGCACGAGCCAGGTCTACGAGACGATGCTGGCCGACCTGGACGTGGAGAGCGCTCGCGCTGCCGTGCAGCGTCTCATCACGACGAGCAAGTTCATGCCGACGGTCGCTGAGGTTCGAGCCGCGGCGGCTGATCTGGAGCGCGGCCCGGTGCGGAGCGGCGCCGATGCGTGGCTCGATGTGCTGGCGCAGATTCGGAGCGAGGGCTACTGCGGCGCTCCGCGGTTCGATGATGCGATCGTGACGGCGCTGGTCGAGCGGTGGGGCTGGAGCAGGCTATGCCTAGAGGGCTCTCTCGAGGCGGACCGCGCGCGTTTCATCGAGGCATACGACTCGCTCGCTAAGCAGGCACGTGACCGTGAAGTGAGCGGGCTCGCATTGCCATCGGCGCCAGCGAGCAAGCGTCTCACGAAGGGGGCAGCGTGACTTTCGCGAATCGACTGATGGCAGACCCGGATGCACTTGCGCGGTCTCTCGCGAGACGTCACAACTTGGTCTGTAATGACGGTTCAGTCGTCTGCTGGAATTGCAGGCGTGAATCAGCGCTGATGCCGTCTCTGCATTGCGGCGCGTGCCTCGGGGAAACATGGCGCAGGCTCGGAATCATCGAGCCACGATGCGAGCAGCGAGAGCAGACGGAAGACGACAAGCGCCTGATGGCGCCATTAACAGGAGCAGCAGAAGAACATGAGCAAAGCAACGAATAAGACGGTTCTGGTCACCACCGCGCATCGCGGAGTCTTCTGGGGGCGTATCGAATCTAAGCGCGACAAGGGCCGGACCTTGGTTCTGTCGGGCGCACGAAATGCCATCTACTGGGCCACGACCAAAGGATTTGTCGAGCTGGCGCAGGTGGGCCCGAACAAGTCGAGCAAGATTGGCATGGCAGCTACGCGCATCACGTTGCACGACGTGACGAGCGTCACCGAGTGCACCGAAGCCGCTGCGAGGGCTTGGGAGGCCGCGTGAAGCCAAGAACGCTTCGTGTGGTCACTGTCGATGACATCGTACGCGGTGGAGCGTGCCTGGAAGGAACCTTAGCCTGGAGGGACGCAAAGGCGCCGCTATGCACCGCGATCAGTGTGGATGAAGCACTGGGCCTGGCGAGCGCGGAAGAGGCGCAGTATGTCGCCATGGCCTCGGGGCGAGCAGGCAACGGCGACGGCGACGGCAACGGCGACGGCAACGGCTACGGCTACGGCAACGGCTACGGCTACGGCTGCGGCTACGGCGACGGCTACGGCGACGGCGACGGCAACGGCTACGGCTACGGCTGCGGCAACGGCGACGGCAACGGCGACGGCGACGGCAACGGCGACGGCTACGGCTACGGCAACGGCTACGGCAACGGCTACGGCTACGGCTGAACATCGAACATGCGGGCGTCGCTCGAGCCGCGCGGCGCCCGCCGAAAGGAACCAATGTCAGAACTGAAACCAGGATGGGCCGACAAGATGCCCAAGACGATTCAAGAGGAGCAACAGCAGCGCGAGGAGATGGGCTGGAAGCCGCGCAAGGCGTGGAGATTGAATGGCGACCTGCAACAGGCATCGAGGTTACGCGGCGCGCATGCGCCAAAGCGACCCCTGCCCAAGCTTGAGTTTCCGGAGGACGAATGAGCGCAAACCTAAACGAGTGGCGCGACCGTGCGCACACGCTGGCACTGGACAAGGGCTGGTACGATGACCGCAACGTGCGTGACCCGCAGTCGCTCGGCGCGGCGCTGGCGCTAATTCACAGCGAGGTGAGCGAGGCGCTCGAAGACGTGCGGCGCGGCAAGATGGCGCTGGAGTACGAAGCCGTGACCGGAAAGCCCACGGGTCTTCCGAGCGAGCTCGCCGACGTGCTGATTCGCGTGTTCGACCTGTGCGGCGCGCTGGGTGTCGACATCGACATGGCAGTTCGGATGAAACATGCATTCAACCAGACGCGGCCACAGCGTCACGGAGGGAAGGCGCTGTGAACCACGACGAGATCATCAATGCAGCGGCGGAGCACTTCAACGTGAGACCGTGCGACATCCTGGGCCCGGGGCGCGAGAAGAGCAGGATTCGCATGAGATTCATCACGGCGGCGCTGGTCCGAGAGCGACTCGACGTGAGCTACACGGAGCTGGCTCGAATCCTGGGTTACCGCGATCACACGTCGGCCATGCATGCCGTGCGTCACGCTCGTCTGAAGCGCGAGGCCAACCAGCGATGGTCGGATGACTTCAGCGCCATTGAGCGAGCGCTGCTGACGTGGCGTGAAGAGGCCGAGATTGAAAAGCTGGAGATTGGTGCGTGATCCCATACTCCGAGTTTCTGTCCAGGAAGGCACTCACGCATCAGCCGAGCGGTCTCGCTGATGATGTGGTTCTGAGCGACAAGCTAAAGCCGTTTCAGGGCCACGTCACGCGCTGGGCGCTGCAACAGGGACGCGCAGCCGTCTTCGCTGATTGTGGGCTTGGCAAGAGCTGGATGGCGCTGGAGTGGGCGCGATCCGTTGTCGAGCACACTGGACGACCGGTGCTGATTCTGACTCCGCTCGCGGTGGCGGCGCAGTTCATCCGAGAGGGTCAGAAGCTCGGCGTCGATGTGGCGTCGGCGTTCTTAGGAACGAGCGATCGGGAATGGTGGTGCCCCGGAGTATGGGTCGCGAATTACGAGAGCCTCCACAAGCTCGACCGACTCATCCCGCAACTCGGAGGCGTGGTGCTGGACGAATCGTCGATTCTTAAAAACTTCACTGGCAAGACACGCAACGCGCTCATAGAGACGTTCAAGCCGGTTCCGTATCGGCTAGCGTGCACAGCGACTCCGAGCCCGAATGACCCGGTGGAGCTGGGCAACCACGCGGAGTTTCTCGGCGTCATGCGGCACGTCGACATGCTCAATCGATTCTTTGAGCACGACGCCGGTGACACGGGTTCATGGGTACTCAAGGGGCACGGGCGCCGTCCGTTTTGGCGATGGGTTAGTAGCTGGGCGATGTGCCTACGCAAGCCGAGCGACATAGGCTTCAGCGACGAGGGATACGACCTGCCGCCACTCGAGATGCGCGAGCATGTCGTGGATGTGGACCAGCATATGGCGCGCCAGGCAGGGATGTTGTTCGCATTCGAGGCCTCGACGCTGAGCGAGCAGCGCGAGGTGCGGAGAGCATCAATCGAGGAGCGCGTGGCGAAGGCGGCGCAGCTGACGCGCGACGATGAGCAGTGGCTGGTGTGGGCTGGGTTGAACGACGAGAGCACGGCGCTGGTGAAGGCCATCCCGGGAGCGGTGGAGGTCACTGGCTCTGACACGGCGGAAGCGAAGGAACAGCGAGTGCTCGACTTCATCGACGGCAGGATTCGCGTTCTGGTGTCCAAGGTGTCAATCGTGGGCTTCGGGGTGAACCTGCAATGCTGCGCGCGGCAGGCGTTCGTCGGCGCCGACCATAGCTTCGAGGCGCTGTACCAGGCCGTGCGCAGGAGCTGGCGATTCGGTCAGACGCGGCCGGTGCATGCGCACCTGATACGCACGAGCGCAGACGGTGCCATCGTGGAGAACATGCGCCGCAAGAAGGATGAATTCGAGCGGCTGCATCGAGAGTTGGCGGAAGCGGTTAACGGGAGGACGACATGAAAGATCAGGGACGTGGATGGGAGCTGACCAACGGAGATTCGTGTGAATGGCTGCCGTCGTTGCCAGAGAATTCGGTGGACTTGGCGGTCTTCTCGCCGCCATTCGCGTCACTGTTTGCCTACTCGGACTCACCGAGGGACCTGAGCAACAACGACACTTACGAACAATTCGGCGAGCACTACGGCTTCATCGCACGCGGGCTAGCTCGGGTCATGAAGCCAGGGCGCATCGTCGCCGTGCATTGTATGGTCCTTCCGACGAGCAAGGCGCGGGACGGGTACATCGGCTTGCGCGACTTGCCCGGTGACCTGGTCCGGTGGCATCAGGAAGCCGGCTTCATCTTCCACTCCAAGACGGTCATCTGGAAGAATCCTGTGGTCGCGATGCAGCGCACGAAGGCGCTTGGGTTGCTCTGGAAGCAGCTGAAAAAAGACAGCGCCATGAGCCGGCAGGGCCTGCCCGACGAGGTCCTGATGTTCCGCGCGCCAGGTGACAACCCGGACCCGGTGACGCACACGGCTGAAGAGTTCCCAGTCGACCAGTGGCAGCGCTGGGCCAGTCCCGTGTGGAGCGACATCGACCAGAGCGATGTGTTGCCGTGCCGAGCCGCGAAGGACGAGGACGACCAGAAGCATCTGTGCCCGCTACAGCTCGAGGTCATCCGGCGCTGCGTGAGGCTCTGGAGCAACCCGGGCGACTTGGTGCTTAGCCCGTTCGCTGGCATCGGCTCGGAGGGCTACGTGGCAGTGCAGGAGCGGCGGCGGTTCACCGGATGCGAGCTGAAGGCGAGCTACTACCGGCAGGCAGTCGGGAACCTGCGCTCTGCGGAATCCGCGCCTCTCGATCTGTTCCATTCTGTCGCTGCACAAGAGCCCATGTACGACAAAACTGAATCTCCCACGTGAGAAGTTCTGGACTGTAATGACGTTGTCATTACAATCATGAGTGGAGGCAGGGACGATGCACACTTTCATCATACTGGGCGACGAGATTCTTACGCTGGATACGGCAGAAGAGCGTGATCTTGCGGCGCGCTGGATGCGCGAGGCCCATGTCGAGCGATGCAGCGTCTACCGTGGTGGTCCCGAGGGAAACGAGTCGCCAGAGGGGCGCGATTTCGGGTCAGACGGGTGCTTTCACTATGACGGTATGACTGGCTGAACTGGAGTGGAGATGACCAAGGCAGACATTCTCAGAGTATTGGACCGGGTTCCGATGAACGCGCACGTGGTGTTCGTGGCGCCGCCGACGGACAGTATCTGGGTGACCGACTCAGAGCTGGAGCACGAGATCAAGGGCGCGTTCACGGTGAGCGGTATGCGCGGGCTGACCGTGGTTCTGACGGACGGCATGGTCCCGAGCGACTACGATGACCTGGAGACGGTGTGATGGCGACGAGGGGAAGGAACGTGGCGACGACGCCTCCTCCGCCTCCAGAGCGCCACGCGACTGAGGTCCGGGTGCAGGCGGACAAGCTGGAAGAGTTTGCGCAGCGCATCCTGGCTCGCGTCAGTGAGCTGCGGGAGTCAGCGAGCAGGTTGGAGGGCGGGCGATGAGCAGCAAGAGCATCCGGTTGCGCCAGCAAGAAACGGCGCAGCGTTCGTTTGAGCACCACCTGTGTGAGCTGCAGGTGGATATCTCGCGCGGCGTCCCAGTCCGGCATCTCTGGGTCCGTGTCGAGTTGCTCGAAGAGCTGGTTGGGAAAACTGGCGGGACGCTGGTGACCGAGATCTACCGCGAGAAACTTGGCGCCATGGTTGACGTGGTTGGCCGGCGCGACATCGACCATCGGGCTCGTATTCAGGCATCCCCATTGCGGCTGCTGCGTAGCCACTGTGAGGCCAGCCGTGGCCAATGAGAGTTGCCCAGTGTGCGGCGCGCCGCCGAGCGTGACGAGCCTGGGGGCATTCGGGTGGCTGGCGTGTTGCAGCGCCTGTTACGACGAGGACCCAGAGGCGCCATCCTGGACACACATGCAGGGCATCGGTGAGACGCACGAACGTGCGGTCGAGAGCTGGCTGGTCACCGCGCGCGAGTTCTGCGCCATCGACGAGATACCGCCACTGCGCATCAACTACGCGCTGAACTTCATGTGGCGCGATCTGGCGATTCAGATCATCGACGAGTCGGAGCGGCAGGAGAGCTGGGTCGACGAGTGGGCACTGGAGGGCGGACGAATCACCGAGCACCGCTACGGACCGGAGCAGTCATGCTGACCCGGTACGTCGACCACGAGGAGCCGACGGCGCTGAACCTGGAGCCGTACCTCGATACCGAGGAGCCGACGCTGGAGATGGCGCTGAGCAAGAGCGACGCCGTGTACGAGGCGCACGAGGGGATACGGGCAGGGAACCTGGAGGCGGCCGGAGCGTGGCTCTGGATCGCAGGGAGCTTGTGATGGCAGCGGAGCAGCAATCGGGTCGCGTGTGCCAGTGTGGGTGTGGTCGCCCGATCGAGAGGAAGCGAAAGAACGCGGTGCTACGGATCGACTGTCGAGCCCGCCGCGATTCGCAGTTGCACGCCGCTCGACATGCCGTGCGACGGAAGAAGCAAAACGAAGAGCGGCTCGCGTTGAACCAGTGTCAGCGACGGTCGATTAGTCGCGTGTCCTGGCGCGATGATCCAAATCGGCGGCAGGCACTGTGCCGGATGTGCTTCGGGATGCCATGGGCTCGGGCGCCGTACCGGTACAACGAATCGACGGCGTACGCATTGATTCCGGTGTCAGACGAGTCGATGCGGTGTTCGGGATGCGGAGAGCCGTGGGCTCCGGAGCCGCCGGTGGCGCTTCAGGACACGCTGTCGTCTAGCGCCGGAATGGTGGCGCGACACGGCGACTTGCACAGCATCAACTTCAACACGGACTGGGGCACGAAGGGCAAGCAGGGAGGCAAGTCGAAGTATGGTCGCTGAGCAAGCTATCGGAGATGGGTACGCTAGCATTGCGCTGGTCGACCTGAGTTACCTGTTCAAGAAGAATTGGCACGGCATGCCGCGCGACTCGGCGCCGGGCGCCGCTGCTCAGCAGACACTCGAGCAGCTCGCTGGCATCCGGGAATCGGTGGAGCACGTCATCGTTTGCCTCGATTCTCCGCCGTACAATCGCAAGCAACTCGACCCGCAATACAAGGCGCAGCGCGAGAAGCCGGCGGACGAGGAGGTGAGCCAGAAGCGTTGGCTGCTCGATCGCATCGAGAGAGATGGGTTCCGAGTCGCCAGGGCGAAAGGCTACGAAGCAGACGACGTCATCGCGACGCTGTGCAAAACGTACTGGTGGTGCCCGGACGTGCGCATCATCGGAGCTGACAAGGATTGCGCGCAGTGCGTCACCGAGAACGTGCGCATGTTCGTACCTGCCGTAGGCCAGCGCCCGGCAGAGGTGCGCGGCCCGGCGGAGATCAAGGCAAAGTTCGGCGTCGAGCCGAAGGACATGGGCTTGTGGCTCGCGCTGGTCGGAGACTCGTCGGACAACATCCGCGGCGTGCCCGGAATCGGACCAAAAAAGGCAGCCGAGCTGATTCAGAACTGCGTCAACCTCATCGGCATTGGCGAAGCGATGGCAGACGCGGCGAGCGAAGAGAAGCCCAGCGCGATGTGGAAGAGCCTGGCGGCGCATTGGGAAGCTCTCCAGCTCGGGGTGAAGCTGACGGCGCTAGACACGGCGGTCCCGCTGGATGGGGTTGAGCTGCTGGAGAAACGACAACCGCAAAAGCTGGTGGAGGATGACATGCTGGAAGAGGACGTGGGCGAGGAGACTGAGGCGTCGGGCAAGGGCGTGGCTGAGGCTGAGTTTGACCCGATATCGCGCGCGCCGGAGGGCTACGTTGTGCCACCGGTGACTGATTCGGCGAAGGCTCCAAGCGAGCCACCAAAGGCCCCAACGACGGCACTGGCCAAGTCGGGCTCGGTCACTGAAGATCTGCAGCCGCTCGACTTGGAGGCGGGGTATCGGCTCGCCAAGGCGATCCACAATGGGCGCATGTACGGCAAATTCCCGAGCGACATGGCCATCTTTACAATCATCGTGAAGGCTCGCGAGCTAGGGCTGAAGATCACCACGGCGCTGGACGGCTTCCACGTCATCGATGGTAAGCCCAGCCCGAGCGCGGATATGATGCGAGCCCTGGCCGAGCGACACCCTGAATGCGAGTACTTCCGCATCATCGAATCCAGTGATGAGAGCGCAACGTGGGAGACGAAGCATCGTCGGTATCCTGAGCCGACTCGCTATACTTACACGATAGCAGAGGCGAAGCGCGCCGGTCTTACGAGCGGCAATTGGGCGAAGCGTCCGCGCGATATGCTGACAAAAACAGCTGCCTCAAAGCTTGCGCGGCTCGTGTATCCTGGTGCGACTGTCGGGCTTTACTGTCCCGAGGAAATGGGGGACGCGGCGTGACCAGTCCACCACACGGAGGGACGGTTCCCCGCCCAACGACCACCGATGAACTGCGCAAGATGTGCGTGCTGTCCATCTGCGACGACTACGACGATGATCGTCTGGCGGAGTTGCTTGCTGAACCGGATGCGCTGACTGCACTGTTATCTATCCCCCGGCGTGACGCAGTTCACGTCCTGGCGGGTGTGTTGCCGCAACAACAGCGCATTGAGTGGGCGCAGGCCAGCGCGCGACGTGCCGCGGAATATGCAGCCTACGCCGCCGACGCCGCCGACGCCGCCTACGCCGCCGACGCCGCTGTCCACGCCGACGCCGACGCCGCCGCCTACTCCGCCGCCGCCGCCGCTGTCCACGCCGCCTACTCCGCCGCCGCCGCCGCTGTCCACGCCGCCGGGGCGGCCGCCACCGCCGCCACCGCCGACTACTGCTCTGCCGACGATGCCCGAGACGCCGAATACGAAACCGCAATCCGCCACGCCGTGCAACTGCTCGGGTGGTGAGGAGATCTGCCAACATGAACACGCAAGAGAAATTGGAAGCGGACGACCCCGGCCACGGTGTGAAGCGGTATGCATTCGACGCGACAAGAGGAGAGATGTTCGAAGTTGCCAGCGGTGCTTACGTCTCGGTTGATGACCTCGCCGCCGCCAATGCCCGAGCCGAGAAGGCGGAACGGGACTGCGAATTTGTGACCGAACGCTGTTGGCAGGAGCGCAAGAAGCTGCGGGAGCGAGCTGAGGATGCAGAGCAGGAACTGGCAGCCCGCAAAGAAGCGTGGGCCGCCACGAGACGGGAAGCCGCGGAGCGAGTCGGCAATGCCGAATCCGAAGCCGCTGAACTACGGTCCCGGTTGGAGGCGGCGGAGCGGGAGCGGGACGAATGGCGCAGCGCACGAGACGACCATGAGCAGAGGTGGTTGAGTGCAACCACCAGGGCCGAGCGCGCCGAATCCGAAGCCGCGGAGCTACGGGCGCGGTTGGAGGCGGCGGAGCGGGCGTATCAGGTAGCCGAGGATAATCGTTATGTCGCCCTACTGCGCGCCGAGAAAGCCGAGAATGCGCTGAAGGAGGCGCCCCTAAAGAGACTACAGCGAGCCGAATCCGAGGCCACGGCCCTGCGCGCGGAACTCGCCGCAGCCAACGCCCGAGCCGAGGCGGCGGAGCGGGAGATGGTCGTGGTTTACGAGCGTCTCTCTGCGTCTCAGTCCGAAGCCGCAGCCCTGCGCGCGGAGGTTAAAGCGCTCACCGCGCAAAACCACCGACTCGTGGGTCGCATAGACGAGCTGAAGGCGGACGAATGCACCGAATCCGAATCCGAAGCCGGGGACCTGCGCTTGTTGTGGCACCGGGCATTCAGGGCGTGGCGTCGCGCGGAGAAGGAGAACGATGAGCTGCGCGCGGAGGTGGAGCGGTTGCGGGCGCTCGTTAAGACCCGCACCGAGGCCGAGCAGGCCGTGCTCGATGCGATGGCAGCGATTCCGGACGAAGACCTGGAGTGGACAATCGAGCTGCACGCCGACGCGCCATCAACCCCCGTGGTCGGCGCATGTCGAGCCGAGCTCACGCTCCGGGATCTGAAGCCATGAGAGCCCGCCGCACAGACCAGCGACACGCGGCCGTGCTCGATGCAATTCGAGCGCTGGGCTTCCCTTGCATGAGCCTTCACGCCCACGGCAAGGGGTTGGAGGATATCCTCGTAGGAGTGCGCAAACCAATCGGCTTGGTCATGGATCTGAAGACCGGCATAGAGCGTCTGGAGCACGCAAAGCGATGGGTGCTCGTCGAGGTAAAGACCATCCTCACCGAGTCGACCGGGCGAGTGAAGTTCACGCCGGCTCAGAAGGAATGGTACGCGCAGACCGAGGGCTTCCCGCGGCTCATCGTGACGGGCCCGCAGGATGCTGTGGACAAGCTCAGGAGGTTGACGGGATGAGCGCGCCAGGTCTTACACCAGAGATGCTCGATCGCATTCGGCGCATCGCCAAGACGCAAAACCGTAGCCTCGCTCAGGTTCTCAGTGACGCGGTGCAGGAATACTGGATTCGCTTCGCCACGCGCGAGAGGCTGAAGCCGGAAGAATGGTAGTTTTCTCGACCAGGGCCATGGTGCGCAGGGAGATCCTGCGACGGGTCACGATTGCCTCATGAAACAGCCCGGGTCGAGCTTTAGGAGGACGTGATGACGATGTGGGAACGGATGCTGGAGCTGACACGCCGCGTGAGCGCGCTTGAGGAGCGCCTCGAGCGATTCATCGACGAGACGGAGAGCAAGTTCGAGCCTGATGACGTTGTTGACACGCTGCTCCGAGAGGTCAACTCCCTCGATAGGCTGGTTTGTGGCCGGTCAGAGGACGAGCTGGGCATCTTGGACCGCCTCGCAGCGCTGGAGGCGGACGCCAAGAAAGCGCGGCCACCAGTGGTCAATCCCGTGGTGCGGATGCCGAGCGAAGATGACTCCCTCGCGCGCGCGCGCGTTGCACCGGAGAAGCCGTAAGTGTCCGGCCAATCGATTGTCGTCAAGCGGGCGGTCGATGACCTGGGCAACTTCACGGCGCTGACACCTGAGGTCAAAGAGCGGTTCCTGTTCGAGTTGGGCAAAGGAGACTGGCCCATCTACGCGGCGTTTCGCGCGGGGATTTCGCCCAAGAGCGTGAAGCGCTGGCTCGACAAGGGGCTCGAGACGGCGGCGATTGAGCCCTACGCGAGCTTCGCGGCGGACGTCATCAAATGCGAGGCGGAGCTCGCGGGCAAGCTCATTCAGGTTGTGATGGATGACGCGCTCGGGCTCGCGAAGGTTCCCGATGAGGGCATGCGCAGGCCCAACGCTGACCGTGCCATCTGGATGCTGCAGAGCCGCTTCAAGAACCTGTGGGGCAAGGACGGCGCTCCAGGTGCGGCAGTGGGCATTGCGGAGTACGCTGAGCGGCAGCTCAACATGATCGACGAGTCGAAGCGGGAGAAGGCGAAACGGATTCTGGCGGCGCTACCGAGCGACGCGAGGGCACAAGCGAGAAAGGACGGGTTCTTACTGTGAGCGACGAGATGATGATGGTGGCGTTGGTCGGGACCATTACTGGCTGGGCGATGGTCGCGAGCGTGCTGTGGCTACGCGAGCGGCGCGAGTCACGCGAGTGGCAGGTTGTTTGCCAGTGCCTCGGTGACCAGTACGACCGGCTGCAGGCTGAATGCGTGAGCCCTCAGCGGCGTGTCGAGCAAAGGGGACAGCGATGGGTGAATTGAGCGACGAAGAAAGGATTGGTCTGGGAGCGAGGAGGTTTCTCGCTCTGCGAGAGCGCATAGGCGAGAGACGAGCCGGTATGATGCTCACAGAGATAGCAGATCGACTGGAGTTGCGTGGCTTCTCGCCCGACACGCGAACAGTGATGCGCGTTGCAGGTAATGTAACCCAAGAAGAATGGGACCTCGCATGCTCGCGCATACCCGCCGAGCCGACGGGTGCCAATTGAAAACCACGGTCTCGGCCGTGCTCGACGCCATCACGCTCGTCGGGTCCAAGTGGGTGCCGACGGGTAGCGAGGGCCCGCGGCGCATTGGGCACTGCGCCTACTGCAAGGGCGCATGCTGTGGCGTGACCGCCAATTGCGATCTACGAGTCTGGAATGAGTCCCCGTACGGTTTGAGCCAGTATCTCAAGCTACGTGGCCAGAAGTGACCGTCCCGCCTCGACGCCGCGTCTCGGCGTCCTGAAGGCGCCTGGTATCGAGTCTGCCCGTCGACCCTGGCCTACGTCAAATGGGGACACCTCGACTTGACGTAGGCCGGCGGGCAGCGCAGGATTGACCCACGCCCTTACCGGAGGGCGGCTCTAAACACCGGGACGGCGGCCGACGGCCAGGAATGTCGGTGGGCGACCGTGAGCCCCTAAACCCCACGACCGCCAGGCGGAGAGAAGCGCGAGCGCGAGCTCGCTTGACCCTTCATCCACCTGGAGGTTTCCCGTGGGAAACACCTATACAGAGCAGTTCTTCAAGCGCAAGTACGCGACGGGCGAGAAAACTTCGAACCTCGCCCTGATGGATACCGTCTTCCTCGACGCGGTGTCCCGCTCCACGTCTCCGGACGGCGAGAGTTTCAACTCCTTCGTGCAGATCTCGGGCGGCGTTGGCTGGTCCGGCACGCGCAGCGGCGCTCGAGCAGTGGCCAACCAGGGTGGCCGCCGCGGCAACGGCTCGTTCCAACAGATTCGGAACGCGCAGGGCTGCGTCAAGGGCGAGGTCACGGTCGACGAACGCGAGGTCAAGCGGGGCAACAGCGGCGACGCGGCTGCTCTCCGGGCCATGGCGGCGCACGTGGATGGCCACCTGGCGCAGTTCGGCCAGACCCTGGAGTGGTGGGTTACCTGCGGCAGCGCGGGACTCTCGCTCTGCACCGGTACCATCTCGAGCGGCGTGGTGACCATCACCAGCAACGCCGAGCACATCAACCGCATCCGCCCGGACATGATCCTGGTCGCGAGCGCGACGGAAGGAACCTCGGGCTCGCTACTTGGTGGCGATAGCCAAGGCTTCGTCAAGAAGGTTGGGCGCAGCGGCTCGGCTCCAACGTTCAGCGTGTCACCTGCCAGCGGTGGCAGCATCGGCACCCCGAGCGGGTGGACCGGGACGATGTACTTCTTCCAGCTCGGCGTGTACGCGCCCAGCAACGGCGGCGCCGGCACCGACGCGGGCGTGGACGGTGCATCGAGCGGCTTCGTCATCGACACGCTGACCAGCTGGTGCCCCCCGACGGCGCCCAGCTCGACCCTGTTCAAGAACATGGATCGCACGGTCGATGAGTTGCTCGGAGGCATCCGGCTGCTCGCGGCCGAGGTCGTGAATCTGAACATCCTCCAGCGCTTGGAAAAGCTCGCCGTCGTGGCGCGCAGCAGGTTCGGGTGGAAGCGCGGGACCAAGACGGTCGCCTACGTGCACACGAGCCGATTCAACGAGGCGAGCCAATTGCTGCAGCGCACCGACGTGCGGCAGGCGGGCTTCAACGTCTCCGAGACCGGCAAGGGGAAGACGGGCTACAACTTCATCGTCATCACCACGACGGCCATCGAGATTCGCCTCGAGGAAGGGCCGATGTTCGATCCGGACATCGCCTGGATGACGAACACGGACGACTGGAACCTCCACTCGGCGCACGGGCTGCCGGCGATCATGGATGACGACGGTCTGAAGTGGGTCCGCGACCCCAACACCGACAGCTACGCGCTCCAGTACACGGGCTACGGCTCGCTCCGGACGCAAAACCCCAAGTGCCTCGCGCGCTGCCCGCTGAACTGAGGTCATCGTGGCAGACGACTTCGCGATAAACTACCACTTCGTACCGGCGGGCGACATGTTCGCTCGCCCGCTGCGATGCCGGGTGCAGGCGACGTTCAGCGCGAGCGGCGCTACGGTCACCGTGTCCACCGACGGGCGCAAGAGCCATGTGGGCGCGCAAATCACGGGAAGCGCGGGCTCCTACGCCGTGACGGGCCTGCCGCGGGGCAGCGCCTATCACGTCGTGGGCGTGCACATGGTCGGAGTTGCGGACGCTGGGACGGTCTTCATCCCGACCGTGACATCGTTCGACGCTGAGCAAGGCACGCTCGCGTTCCTCACGCGCGCGTCGCTCTACGACGGCGATGCTACCGGCGATCCCGTCGCCGCCACGGGCACCGCGGCTGCACCTGCCAACAGCAGCCAGATCCACCTGACCCTCGACATCGAAACCGGAGTTTACTGATGGCCGTCCCAGTTGTTGTTGCTACCCAGAATCCAGCCGGCGGTTTGCCTACTCGGTTCTACGAGTTCCTCGCTCAGAACACCCAGCGAGTTGCGCACGCGCTCGGGGGCGCTCAGGTTCGCGTTATCGCCACGACCGACGCGACCACCAGCGGCCCGGTCGCGAACCTGAATGACCTCGGGTTCACGTTCCCAGACGACACGCTCACGGTCCTTCGCATGCGGGCGTATGGCCGCGGTGCGGACGCAACCGAGGCTCAGTACATCGAGACTCTGGCGCTCGTGCTCGGCCAACCCACGACTCCGGTGGTCGACAACGCGACGAGCGTGACCTGTGACATCGGGACCGTCGCCGGCACGCTGTTGGCCGCCGTATCGAGCGACGAGGTGGTCATCAACCTGGTGGGCCAGGCCTCCCAAGTCATGAACTGGATCGTCGAATTCACCGTCGACCCGCCCGTGGGCGTGCTGGCAGGTAGCTGATGGCAAAGGGTGGCCTGTTTGCAGAGATGGGTCCTCCCGAGGAGGACGATGACGACTACTCCGACGATGCGCTGCCGGCGCTGGACGAGGAGGAGGAAGAGCTTGCGCCTGGCGCGGGGCCGTTCGAGGCCTACTGCGAGATCGCGCTCGACGCGAATGCGGACTATCAGGCCCGGTGCGACGCTCTGCGACAGGCCATCCTGACCGTCCTGGAGGAGCAGTGATGGTGCGCCTGCTGGCTCTTCTACTGCTCGCGCTCGCGTGCGGCGCGCCCTCGGAGGCTGGGCAGGACATCATCCCGCTCGGCACGCTGGAGCAGCCCATCTACCTGCCCTTCCGCTACGGCATCGAGGGCATCACGAACGTCCAGGGCCATCCCGACTTCGGGCGCGAGTGTGAAGGCACCACGCCCGCGGAATGGGCTGACAACAACTGCGTCGTGCCCAACTCCCGCACCGTGCGGTTCAAGTTCTACGCGAGCACCTGCAACGGGACGTGGATGGGCGCCGTGGCGGACGCCTATTGGGACTGGAAGGCGGAGCTGGAGTACTGGGGCTGGAGCGTCATCGACGGCTCCAATTACCAGTTGCGCTGCAACGACGGGGACGGCGGCGGCGCGCTCGGGCGCTTCGTCCCTGGGCCCTCGTGGGACACGATTGGCGTCCCGCAAGGCACGCTGCGCCAGCACAAGGACGGGCGCATTACGATGTACAGCTCTTCGATCGATCAGGTGATCGCCAACCGGTCGACGGAAGAGCAGCGCATCGTGCGGATGAACCTCATCCGTCACGAGCTGTATCATCTGGTTGGCTTCGGCCACACCACGAACGGACCCGGCAACGACCTGATGGCGGTCGCGCCAAACAGCAACTGGTACACGTACCGCGAGCTGGGCGACCGACGGCGGATCATGCTGGACTGCTACAACGAGGGCTCCAGCACGAGCCCGAGGTGCTAATTGACGACGCGCACCGTCACCGATCTGATCGCTGACCTCCGAGACCGGGCCGACATCGAGGAGATGGCGGTCCGGCACACGGACGCGCGCCTGTGCCGATACCTGACGCAATCGTGCCGCGCGCTCCGCGCTGAGCTTACCGCGGCGGGCTTCAGTGGTCTCCTGGACTGGAGCACGCCCGCGGCCCTTCCCACGTCGCCGCCCATCACGGGGGAGAACTTCCTCGAGGTGGACTGGCCCTCGGGAGCCGTCGAGATCCTGGGCTTCGATGTGAACCTCGGGAGCGGCGCTGGCTCGCGCTGGTACCCGCTCCGGCGCATGAGCATCGGAGAGCGGCGGGACTATTACGGGACCAACGGGCATCCGCAGGGATTCCTGATTCGCACCCTGCCGAAGGAAGACACGCCCGCTGATGCGAGCCTGAGCGCAGGCGCCATCCAGGTCTACCCAGCGAGCACGCTCGGGCTGGAGTACCGCATCCAGTACCTGCCCGAGTTCCCGGAGCTCGCCGCGTCGCCCGGTACGCAGGTCGTTGGCGGCTTCGACGGGGACTGGCTCGAGTGGGTCCTGTGGGATGCCACGGTCAAGGTGGCGTTCAAGGACGACGAGGACGACGGCGGCGGGCTTTACGCCAAGGCCGCGGCAGAGCGCGACCGGGTCAAGGCGCGCATCGTGACGAACATCAACCGCGTCAACCGCGCGGGACCCATCGTGCCGCGACGCTCGGGCGGCGGCGGTTCATTCATGAGGACGAGGTAACGAGATGGCTGTAACCCATAGCTCTGCTGCACGGAACGACATGGCCGACGCGGTAGCCGCGCTCGCCAACGCTGGCTCGGGCTCCACCACCCTGATCATCGGAACCAGCTCGCTCGCAACCAGCGGGACGACGGGCGTCCTGTGTTCAATCAACATCCCGGACTTCACGGTCTCGGGCGCAGTCGCAACCAGCGCGGCAGACACGGACTCCGGGGTCGCGTCGGCGAGCGGAACGGCGGCCATCGGCGCCGTGCGAGACGGTAACGGGACCGAGGTGTTCCGCGGCTCGGTCGGTGTCGGCTCGGGCGACATCCAGATTTCGAGCACGACTATCGCCAGCGGCGACACCGTGACGCTGACCTCCGACATCACCTGGACCGCGCCAAGCTGAGGCCCACGTGGCCATCACCGTCCTAGACAGCGGGTCGTCTGCCGTCGTGGCAGCGGCCGAGCTGACCATCAACGTCACGGTCAGCGCGGGCAGCGGCAATCGCAAGCTGCTCGTCGCGCTTGCGTGCGAAGGCGACATCGAGTTCAGCGCCGTCACGTTCAACGGCCAGAACCTCGTGTCGCTCGGGCTTGAGGTGCCAGATTCGCACGGGCTGAGCGATGACGGGCTCGGCCAAGGCATCTTCTGGGAGCAGTTCGAGGGCGGCATGCCCGCGCCCGGGACGCATGCGATCACTACGACGGTTACGGGGGGCACTGGAGGCGAGGGGCGGCTCTTCTACTGGCTCATTGACGGGGCGCGTCAGGACCAGATTGCCGAGGGCGCCAACGCCGCGCAGGGCAACAGCGGGACGACCCAGGCGACCACCTCAACGACCATCTCGAGCGCGAGCGCCGACGGCTTCCTGGCCTCGGTCTTCTACCGCAACGACAACGCTACCAGCATCAACCTGACCTCGCCGACGCCAACCGCGCAGACCACGGACCTCACGTGCTCGGGCGGCGGCCGGCTCCGTGGCGCCCACAAGCTTGAGGGGCTGACCGCGGGGAGCAACACGGTCACCTGGACGACTCAGGCCTCCGGCCAGCAGCGGCGCGCGCTCAGCGCCGTCACCGTCCAGCCGATCTCGGGCGCGAGTCTGACCATCGGGACCGCGGCGTTCGCTTCCGGCGCCGCTACGGTATCCTCCACGGCGTCCCGCGGGCGCGCAGCATCGGTGGTCGCATTCGTCGCCGGAGCCGCTACGGTGGCCGCTACGGCCTCGCACGGGCTACCGGTCCCTGTGGCCGCATTCGCTGCCGGCTCGGCGACAATGGCCGTCACGGCCGAGAGCGCGCACCCCATCTCGGTGGCCGCATTCACCGCGGGACCAGCCAGCCTCTCGGCCACCCTGCTCGCGGCCAACACCATCGGGACCGCGGCATTCGTTGCCGGGAGTGCCTCGCTCGAGACGAGCGCGACGGTGACCGGGAACCGGTCGGTCGACAGCGCCGCCTTCGCCGCCGGGAGCGCTAGCCTGGCCGCTTCCGTGTCCCGAGGCCGAGCTGTGTCGAGCGCGAGCTTCGCCGCCGGTGCGGCCACCTTCTCCGCCGAGACCGACATCACGGTCGAGCGGCTCGTCTCGGTCGCCGCTTTCGAGGCGAGCGCCGCGAGCATGTCGGTCACGGCCTCGTCTCCGCGCCGGATGCTCTGCAACCACCCGCGGCCCAAGCTGAACCTGCCCGGCTACACGCCTCCGCGCCTGCCGTGGCAGCCTCCGACGTTCCTGCCCACGGCCACTGTCTCTGATCTGGCTCGGGCGCTCACAGAGCAGTTCCGGGGTGTCTACGCCGTGCTCCAACAGCTCGGGCAGCGCCGCGCCGTCGTCCCGCTCCTCGAGGACATCGACGCGCGTGCTGGCCAGGTCATCGTCGGCGTCGGGGCAGGCCAGACCATCCTGCTACCCGAGGGCATCGACGGCGAGCTCGGCCAGGTCAGCATCGTCCTGACCGACGTGTCCGAGCCGGTGAACGTCGTCAACCCGGATGGGACTTTCCTCACGCTCGGCCAGGCCGGCGCCTACGACTTCATCACGGGCACTCCCGAGGTCTACCAGACGAGCCCGGGCGGCAGCGTCGTGGCGGGCGGAGTGCCCACGGACAGGCTGCTCGGGCGCGACTCGGCAGGAACCGGACCGGTCGAATTCATCGCGGCCGGTACGGGTCTCGAGTTCAGCGGTGTCGGCGCGATCCGCATCTCTGCGGCGGCAGCTGGAGCGGGCCTCACAGGCGGCGCAGGAAGCGCTCTGGCAGTCGGCGCGGGTGACGGCATCGACATCTCCGCCGACGCGATAGCGGTAGACGTGGGCGACCTGGCAGGCGCGGGCCTGGAAAACGACGGCTCCAACAATCTCCGGATCGCGTCGAGTGCCGCCGGAGCTGGCCTGACAGGGGGCAGCGGTGCCGCTCTGGCCGTGGGGGCTGGTGATGGCATCGATGTAGCCGCCGATTCCGTGTCCGTCGACATCAGCGACGTGATCGACAACGTCACTATCGAGTCGTCATCCAATAACGCTCGTCGCGCGGCCCTGACCGGATTCGCTGCCGCCAACGCGGGCAGCAATCAGACGACCAGTGCCGAGCCCATCGTGACCTTCAGCGCCAGCTCGAACATGAGCAACGAGCGGGTGCTGAGCGATGGCACGAACACGACGATCAGTACGGCTGTAGCCGGCCAGATCAGCGTAACGGTCGACGACTATCCGCTCTCAGGGCTCGCTGACCAACCGGCGGAGACATTCGTCGGAAACTTCACAGCCAGCAGCGCGGCGCCCACCGCACGCGCCGGCAGCTCGGTCGCTGGAGCAGGCCTGACTTACGCAGCCGGTGGAACGCTGGCCGTCGGTGCCGGTACGGGAGTGACCGTCAATGCCAACGACGTACAGCTGAGCACCGTCACCGCGGAGACGTTCTTTGGGAATTTCACCGCGTCCACGGCGGCCCCGAGCGCTCGCGCGGGCTCGAGCGTGGCTGGTGCTGGGCTCACGTACACGGCTGGCGGCACTCTCGCTGTGGGAGCTGGCACCGGCGTCACGGTAAACGCCAACGACATCGCGGTAACCACCCCGCTCTCAGATGGTGACAAGGGGCACATCACCGTCTCCAACAACGGGGCCACGTTCACCATCGACGCGGGCGCTGTGGGCACGGTGGAGCTGTCTGCGACCGTAGCCGGCGCGGGTCTTACGGGCGGCGGAGGGACAGCGCTTGCGGTCGGAGCAGGCACGGGAATCACCGTGAATGCCAACGATGTCGAGGTGACGACGCCGCTGACCGACGGCGGCAAGGGACACATCACAGTCTCGGGCAACGGCACCTCCTGGACCATCGATGCCAACGCCGTCGGCAACGTCGAGTTGAACGACATGGCCGAGGCGACTCTGAAGGGGCGCGACGCCAACGCCGGCACTGGCAACCCGCAAGACCTATCAGGCTCGCAGGTTGGAGACATCATCCGATTCTCGACCATCGAGGATGGTCCGACGTCGGTTGGCACCTATGAGCCCACGCTCAACAGCGAGACGACCATCTACCGCATCAACCCGAACAGCGTGGACATCACGTTCACCGGCTTCGCGTTCTCTGGCGGCAACACGGGCAAGGTCTTCTTGCTCATCAAGCAGGGCGGAGACGGGCGCTGCATCGTCCAACACAACTCGGGAAGCACGACGGCGAATGGTGCATTCACGCCTTACGAACAGGACTTCATCCTGTCCGGCGCCAACACATGCGCCATACTCTGGTACCAAAGCAGCTCTAGCCGTTGGAACATCACGGGCGCCAAGATTGCTGATCGCGATTACGGAGACATCACCGTTAGCGACAACGGCGATACGTGGACCATAGACACAGGCGTCGCAGGCTCCGGGCTCACCGGCGGCGGCGGCAGCGCGCTAGCAGTCGGCGCGGGGACACACATCACGGTCAACGCCAACGACGTTGCCGTGAACGTCTCCACGCTGGTTCCGGCCATCGACAGCACCAGCGTCATCGCCAGCGGCAGCGTGCTTCACCGCGCGGCGCTGACCGGCGCCGTTACCGCGTCTCAGAACAGCAACGCGACAGTGTTCGGCGCGTCCGCGAGCGGAGCCGGGCTCACCGGTGGCGGCACCGCCGTGCTCGCCGTGGGCGCGGGAACGGGAATCACTGTCTCGGCCGATGCCGTGGCAGTCAACACCGCAACGGACTTCACTTTCACCGGGAGCAACAGCTTCGACGGGAACACCGCATTTCAGGGCGGCGTGTTCCTCGGAAGCTTCCTTCGGTACGCCGGGATCCTGAGCGTCACCATCAGCTCGGACCAGAACAATTGGTCGCCTACCGGAATAGACGAGGTCTCGGTCATCCGAGTCACCGCCAGCGGCGGCAATCGGACGATCACTGGCATCGTGCCGCCGCTCCACAGCACCGTGCTCGTGATCATCAACGTCGGCACGAATCTAGTGACGCTCGCGAGCCAGAGCGGGCTCAGTACCTCGACGAACAGATTCGTTCACAACATGGATTCGCCGGCTCTCGCGGAGAACGAGACGGTTACGATCTGGTACGACAATACCACCCAGCGATGGCGGTTCATCGCCTTCTGCGGCTCGCTGAACGTGTGAGGTCAGATTGCGCTACAGGGCCCCCACGACGTGCAGTAACCCGTTACGCGATCATAGATCGTGGTCTGGCAAACGCGCTCGTCCGGGTAAGACACGAGCGCTTCCTCGAACGTCAACCCGCACCAGTTGTCGTCCTCGGGCTCCGGCGCGCTCTCGCCTTCGGTCCCGCACTCCTCTGAAGGTGCATCCTCCTCGAGGCATGCGCCGTAATCGGCTGACCCTGGCGATGAGTAATCACCATACGCCGGGGGGGATGCGCATGCAGGCAGCATCGCCAGGGCCAACAGGAAGATACTCTGTAGGACAACCGAGGTCTTGGCAACGTGTTTCATGGCTCACACACCTGTTCGTTGGCGCGGTTCAGCCAGCATTTGCGGCCATCCCACGCGATATAGGTCTCGTAACGCAAAAGACGGCGCGGCTCTTTAACGTCGCGCAGAGACTCGACTTTGGGTGGCTCAGGCAGCGCCGGTGTCGGTGCAACGGCGGCCACGGTTGGCACGGGTCGAACACCATCGGCGCGTACCGCTGTGCGGCAGATCACGCGCCCACCGAACAGTAGGGCACCCATCGCGAGAGTCAGCGCCAGTCGCTTCATGCCCAGAGCATGGCCGACTGTCATTACAATGCAAGGCCTACGTCTTTCATGCAGTGTCCTCGTTTGACGTAGGCGTTCCGCGCAGGTACGCTTCAGTAAAGGAGTCCTCCACAGCCATGCTCTTCCCGCAAACCCCCAGTCCCGCTCGACAAATCACCCTTGGTGCGGCGCTCAGCCTGCTCGTGTTTGGCGCTCTTCTGTTCACCTTTGGCGCATGCAGTCAAAGCATCAACAGGGCGGTGGTCGAGTGCAAGCTTAACGCTCTGCGCGCGCTCCCGGACGACCCGATGATGGTCACGCCGTACGATGCGGTCGACCTGATTCACCGGATCAAGGCGTGCCACGCGCCGGACGGCGGCTCGCAATGAGCGGCCAGCAGCCGGCAACGCGGGAGCCGTTTCGCTACGCCGAGGATTACGAGCCGTACAGCGAGCAGACGGTCAACGAGGCCATCCCGCTCATCACTCCAGTCCAGCGCTACATGCTGGAGGGGCTCGACAAGATCTCAAAGGCGCAGGGCGTAACGAACGAAAGGCTCAACGGAGTTGAGGCCACGCTTACCGCGATTGTGCCGCGTCTGGAGCAGCTCGAGAAGCATGCGGCGTGGTGGCAGAAGGGCGTGGCCGTGTTCAAGTACGCCGCCTTTGGACTCGCGACTCGTTACTTCCCCGAGCTCGCGGCGAGCGTCGCGAAGTACGCGCCAGCCATCCTCGACGCGGCGGGCAAGGCGCCATGATCAAGCTCGGTAAGGTCAGCCAAAACAACCTGGAAACCTGTCACCCGAAGCTTCGCCAGCTGGTGACCGAGTTGGCGCGTCGAGTCCCCAAGGCGCTCGATTTCTCGGTCACATGCGGGCATCGGGGCGAGAGGGAGCAGAACGAAGCGCTCGAGTCGGGATGGTCCACGAAAGCATGGCCAGACTCGCTCCACAACAAGGAGCCGAGCCTGGCCGTCGACCTGGCCCCGTATCCCGTCGACTGGAAGGACAGGGCGCAATTTGCGCGACTAGCGGGCTACGTCCAAGCGGTTGCGGATGATCTTGGCATCAAGATCAGATGGGGTGGCGACTGGGACCAGGATGGTCGCACCGCAGACGAGCGATTCGTCGACATGCCTCACTTCGAGCTCGCCAAGGGGGAGTGGTGAACTGGTCCCCGCTGTTCCTCAAGGCCGCGCCGGTTGCGCTCAAGGTCATCGACTTCGGATTCGCTGTGGCGCAGAAGGCCGTCGACTGGAACGACGCGCGGCTCGCGCGCAAGCGCAAGGCGAAGCAGTGGGCCGAGACGCCCAGCGTCATTCGCGGCTGCGCGCGCTGCAACGAGATCGCCTACACGCCGGGCCAAGTGGCGTGCTCCAAGTGCGGAGGCCTGCTCTGAGCCATGCCCGTTGAGCTGCTGAACATCCCGCTGAACAGCGGCGCTCGTGAGGACCTGGACAGCAAGCTCTTGCCCGAGGGCTTGCTGAGGTCACTCACCAATGGCCGGCTGCGCAAGGGGGGCGAGATTGGCGTGCGGCACGGCTACCGCGCGCTGGGCTCCGCCTGCTTTGGCGGCGGCGTGCTCAAAGCGTTCGATCTGGTGAGCCACAACGAGACGCTGCTGGCACTCGGCAGCGAGCGCAGCGCCGCGGGCGGCCCGGAGAAGGTGTTCACCTGGAACGAGAATACGAGCCAGTGGAAGGGCGAGGAGACGGGCTCGCGCCCGAGGGCGTTCAGCGCTATCAGCGAGCTCGAGCAGGTGTTCCGTCCGCCGTTCGTGAAAGTCGACGAGGATCAGTTCTATGACATCGCCTACGCAAACAACCACGTGGCGCTCGTGTACGAAGATCACGGCGACAGCGGCAACGTCATCGTCCACATCTTCGACCCAGACAACGGAAGCGTACTGTTCTCGACCACGGTCGCATCACGCACCCATCCGCGGGTGGTGGGTGTGGGATCCGTGTTCGTCTTTGCTTGGCAAGACAGTTCCGACGACGTGCGCGCCGCGACGTTCACGGTGGGAAGCAGCACAGCCCTTTCCGCCGAGACCGTGCTGCACAGCACCGGAACGGTGGGAGACGGTATTGACCTTGCCCCCGTGGCTGGTGCCTCCGAGTTCATCCTTCTCGTTGTCCGTTCAGACACATCCGTCTGCACCATTCGACGGTGCACTACCGCTCTATCGGTGTCAGCAACGGGCACGCTGACCTCCACGGACGTGAGCCTGGCGAGCGTCGCGAGCGCGACGGGCACCGCCGGAACCGTCGTCGCCTACGTCGACACGAGCGGCAACTACGAGGTTGAGAGCTTCAACACGTCAACGCTTGCGAGCACGGTTGGGCCGACGACGCTGTTCGGTGGCGCGACCGGCACGCGCGTCCCGGCGATAGTCCTCAAGAGCTCGACGGAGTTCGTCGCCGCGGCAGCGATTCCCGACACCGTAGACCAGCAGGTCAAAGTTGACGTCCGGAACCTCTCCGATCATGTCGCGAGTGCCACGAATACCTTCCGGGAGGTGTCCCTCCAGTCGAAGCCGTTCGTAAGCCCGGACGGTCTCTTCGTCGGGGCGCTGAGCCCATACGCCGGCGAAACACTCCTCGCGTTCACCGGCATCTTCGACCTGGAGCACGGGCGGGGGTATGAATGCGCGCACCATCGCGGCATTGCGCTCGATGCGCTTCCCTCGTGGCTCGGCAGCGTCGCCACCGACGGGACCCGCTACTGGGGCGTGTTCCCGGTCACAGACCTGAATTGCCAGCACACGCCTGTCGTCATGCAATGGCGGTGCATGAGCCCGGAGCGTCGGCAGACAGCGAGCCTCGGTGGGCTCCTGTTCGTAGCTGGCGGATTCGTAGGATGCTGGGACGGGACTCGGTTCGTCGAGGCCGGGTACTTCGACACGCCCATCATCGAGTCGGCCACACCGAGCGACGGCAACGGCTCTCTCACATCGGGCTCGCTCTACGTCTATGCCGTCGCGTATGAATGGTACGACGCGCAGGGTAACCGGCATCTCTCGCCGGTCAGCGACGATGTGAACGTGGTCACCGGCGCGAGCGATGACATGGTCACGCTCGTCGTCTCGACGCCGCACTCGCTGCGCGTTAGCCAGAGCGCGGACACGGGCGGCAAGGTCATCGTATACCGAACTAAGGTGGCGCCAGATCGCTCCAAGCGGAGAACGACTTTCGCGTTCAGCACATCGAGCTTTGCTCAATCGATCACCATCGAAGATTCGTCGTCCGATGCCGAGATATCTACGCAGGAAGTGATCTACACGCAAGGCTCGCGCGGCACGCTATCGGTTCCGCGGCAACACGAGGCGCCGTACCCGGCCCAGTACCTTTGCCCTGGCTCAGCGCGCATCTCCAGCGCTGGATTGCCGAACCAGAGCGAGTGGCAGCGCAGCAAACGGTTTTTCCCGAGTGAGCCTATTGAGTGGTCATCCACTCCTGGGCATTTCGGGACCATCACAGGCCGAACCACGGCCGTTTTCTCACAGGACGATGTTGATTATGTCGCGAGCCGCTCGGAGGTATTCGTCGTTGGTGGAGTGGGTCCAGACGACAACGGAAATGGCGAATTCGATGCCCCGCGCGCCATCCCTGGAGACGCAGTTGGCGTCATTGACTGGCGCAGTATCCTGCGAACTGCCAGCGGTACTTGGTTCCAAGCCTATCCCGATCGTCTGTATCTTCTGCCCCGTGGAGGAGGCGCAGCTCAATGGCTTAGCCAAGCAGTCCGAGATACTCTCTCGGCTCACCCGGTCATCGTCGGAGCCGCCATCTCCGGAGTCGATGACACCGCTGTTTGGGCTTGCAACGATGCCGCAGGGACCTCTCGCCGACTCGTCTGCACCGATCTGCGAAACGGCGCCTGGTACGTTGACGATCTGAGCGAGCTACCGAGCGGCGTCATCCAGAGCATCTGCGAACACCAGGGCCGTATCCACCTGGTCATCGATGGGCTCGTCTATCGGCAGGACACGACATTCCCGGCCACCTCGTTCATCCCGATGACGCTCATCACGGGCAGCGTCGCCCCAAGCGGAACCGAGGGATACTGCAAGCTGAAAGGCTTCATCTCGACCGGCAAGCATAGGGCTCGCCACAAGCTGGAGGGAGATGTGAGCTTCGATGACGGCGTGACGTTCGGCACGGCCGGGCAATGCGTCACGGCGCCGGTGACCATCGACACGGGATACTCGGCGGACGACACCGTGAGCAAGTCGTGGCGGCCTAAGCGGCGTAAAGGTGACCGCTTCGTGCTACGATTGCGCACCACCGAGGACTCTGGCGCGAGCGAGGGCGAGACGCTCTCCAGCATCACGCTGGAGGTCATCCGGAAGCGCAAGAGCCGCCGCAGCGCGGCGAAGGGAACGTGAATGGCCTCAATCTTCGACAACATCGTGGCTCCCGGGCAGCGCGCCAATGTTCCGCAGGTCAGCACGCGATCGGCGGGGCTATCCGGGCAAGTCACCGCTCCCGCGTTCCGACAGGACCCGGTGTCTCAGCAACGCGGCAACGTCCTATCGGGTCAGGTCGGTAATCTCGGGGCATCGGCGCCCACGAGCAACCCGTTTGCGCCCAGGCCAGCGGCGCAAGGCCCCGCGCAGTCGGCCGCTCCTGCGACGCCGATGATTGCCAGCGCCGCGCCCGTCGTCGACCAGGGCGTTTTTGGCGGGCCGCTCGCGCAGGGCATGTACACGCAGAGCGAGCAGATGCAGAGCCAGCACTGGCAGGCGAAGCCGCTGGTACAAGCATCTCAGGCGCTCGGAGCCAACATCCAGAATCAGGGCTCGGCGGTCGCGAACCAGCAGCAAGCTCAGGCCGGCGCATTCAACGCAGCGGGTCAGAACTTCAAGGCCGGCGCCCAATCGGTGGCCCCGCGCTTCGACATCGGCGCGAGCGTCCCGACGTACGGCGGCACGGCGGCCCCGCGCGCGCTGAGCACGAGCCAGCTGGGAGGCACGCCGCAAGCGGCGAGCGTCGGCAATGTCAACCCGGGCTCGCTCGGAGCAATCTCCAACGTCGCGGGGCAGCTGGGCGGCGGCTACCAAGTGGGTAACGTCGGTGGCATCGCGGGGCAGCTGGGCGCCGCGCCGACGGTCGGTCAGGTCGGGAACATCCAGATGCAGGCGGGCCCGGGCGCGATCGCGGGGCAGCTCGGCAACCAGGGCGCATTCAACGCGGACCAGGCCGGCATGCTCCAGCGCTTGAACGGCTTCCTCGACGCTCCCGACGGGCCGAGCGTCGCGGAGGCTCAGCTCCAGCAGGCGCAATCCGACAACATGGCCAACCTCATTGGCGCGGCGCGGTCGGGGCGCGGCGGCGCCGGCTCTCAAGCTCAGGCGCTCCGCGGCGCGATGAGCGAGGGTAGCGCGATCATGAGCGACACCGCCGGCCAGCTTGCGACGCTCCGCGCGCAAGAGGCCGACATGCTCAAAAACCGCCAGCTCTCTGCCATCGGTCTCGGTGGACAGATGAGCGAGGCGCAGCGCGCGCAGGACCTCGGATTCCGCGGCCAGAATCTGAGCGCGCTCCAGGGTGACCAGAGCGTCGCCCTAGGCTCGCGCGGCCAGGACCTTCAGGCGGCAATGGCCAACCAGGGCACCCAGACGGCGCTCGAGCAGCTCCAGGCCCAGACGGCGCTCGGCGCCAGGGGCCAGAACCTCTCGGCGCTCCAGGGTGACCAGAGCACGGCGCTCGGGCTCGAGGGACTCCGCGCGCAGACGGCGGTCAACCAGCGCGGCCAGGACCTCGGGGCGCTCACCGCCGACCAGCAGGCGTCCGTTGCCGCTCGCGGGCAGAACCTCTCGGCGCTCCAGGGCAATCAGTCGACGGCGGCTCAGATGGGCCTCGGTAACCTCCAGGCGCAGCTCGGGGCGCGCGGTCAGGACCTGTCGCTGCTCCAGGGCAATCAGCAGACGGCGCTCGGCGCGCGTGGCCAGGACGTGTCGCGTGAGCTCGGGATCGCCAACGTCAACATGGGCATGCGCGGCCAGGACGCGGGCGTGTTGATGGCGGACGCTGACCGCAATCTTGCGGGACAACGGCTGGGTCTGGACGCAGGGCTCGGTTACGGCGGGCTCGCGAATCAGGCCAATGCGACCGGCTTGAACTTCCTCAGCCAGGCGAATCAGCAGGGCCTGGCGGGCCAGGGACTCGCCAACGACCTGACGCAGTCGCTGCTGGCGAATCAGACGAGCCTGATCAACACGGACGTTGGCGGCCGGTACGGCGTTCGCTCGGCTGATGCCGGTTCACCTGACCAGATGGGATTCGGCGAGCAGCTGGCGCTGAACACTATCGGTGGGCTAGCTGGCGGCGCCGGGCAAGCGCTAGGCAAGGTCGCGCTCAGCGACGAGCGCGCGAAGGAAAGCATCCAGGGCCTGGATAGCATCAAGGCAAAACTGGACGAGCACCTTCGTGCCGCGCCAGCCCACGGCTACCGTTACCGCCCTGGATTCGGCGAGGATACCGAGACGGAGCGCGCCGGTCCCATGGCGCAGGACCTCGAGCGCTCGCCATTCGGGCGCGACATAGTCAAGGTCGGCGCAGACGGCTACCGGCGAGTCGACACCGGGCGGCTCGCGCTGGTCAACCACGCCGCGCTCAGCAGCATGCGCAGCGAGCTCGACGCGCTCAAGAAGCAGCTGGAGGCCTGATGTTCCGAGGATTCGAGCCAGACCCCGAGATTTCAGATCCAACCGACCCGGATTTCGGGACCGGCATCTGGCAGTACGAGGACGGCACGAGCATGTACGGCCAAGGCGACCCGGAGGAAGCTCGGCGCTTGTACAAGCCACCGGCGCCCCCGCCCGCGCGCGAAGCGCCCGAGCCGCCACCGATGCTCGCCAGGCCCGAGACTGCGCCGGTCGATCAGCAGACACAGCGTCCCGCCGCGGCCCCAGCTCCCGCCGAGCCCGAATCCAGCATCCGCATCCCGAAGGCGAGCCGCATCGCCTACGTGCACAACAATCCGGGCAACCTCAAATACGTGGGCCAGGCCGGGGCGTCGCGTGGAGAGCCAGCGGAGGATGGTGGGCACTGGGCCGCGTTCGAGTCGCCCGAGGATGGTATCGCTGCGCTGAACCGGCAGGTGGAGATCGACGCCGCGCGCGGCAAGACCGTGGGTGAGTTCATCACCAAGTACGCGCCACCCTCGAGCAACGACACGAGCCTGTACATCCAGCAGGCCAGCGCCTCGCTCGGCGCGGACCCGAGCGTGAAGCTCGCCGACCTGCCACGGGACCGCGTGGTCGCGTTCATGGCGCAAAAGGAGAGCGGGACGGAGCTGGGAGGCTCGGGCCTGCCTGAGCAGAGCGCCGCGCGGCGCGCCCCGGGCGCCGGCTTGCCCGGCTCCTTTCAGGGGATGCCCGCCGCCACAGCGGAGATTCGCGGGACTCCGCTCTCTCCCGAGCAGCTCCAGGCGAATCAGCAGGGCGTATACGACCGCACCATGAGCGCGGCCGGCGCCGTCCAGGCAGCGACCCAGGCGCGACTGGAGGGCCGCGAGGAGGCGCTCGCCGTCGTCCAGGCCAACCACCAGTCATTCATGGGCGACCAGCAGCGCCAGCTCCAGGCGCGCACGGCAGCGAAGCTAGAGGCCGAGCAAAACATCAAGACAGCCATGGCTACCCAGCTCGACCCGGGCCGACTCATCAAGCAGATGAGCACGGGAGATGTGATTCTCGGAGCCGTCGCGCTCGCGCTCGGCGGGCTCGGCCAGACGCTCCAGCAGCGCGGCGGGCAGCGCGGCGCCACGAACGGCGCGCTCGACATGATGCAGAAGGCGATCGACAACGACATCGAGCAGCAGAAGGAAGACAAGAAGAGCCGCGTTGCACACTGGACGCGCGTGTTCGGTGACGAGGAGATGGGTATCAAGGCCGCGCGCGCGGAGATGTACAACGCGGCGGGCCAGTTCGCTCAGTTCCAGGCGCAGCAAAAGGCAACCAACGCGGATATCCAGGCGCAGATGCTGCAGGATTCAGCGGCGCTCATGGCCAAGGGCCAGGCTGAGGTTCAGGGGCTCGTGGACAAGGAGAACGAGCGAGTCAGCATCCGGTACGCGCCTCCGCCGCCGCCTCCGGCTGGTGCCGGAGCAATCGACGCCTTCGCCAAGCAGCTCGCTGCGCGCAAGGCATACGAGGATGCGGGCGCGACGCCCGAACAGCTCTCGGCCTTCGACAAGGCCATGGGCATCCCAAGCCCGGCCGGTGAAAGCGTCCGTTCACAGAAGACGCGAGAGGACAAGGAGGCCGTGGCGCGCAAGGATCAGGAGCTGTCCGAGTCGGAAGGCAAAGCCGAGGCAGCGTGGCAGA